GCGCAAGGCTAATCAAATACACGGATGGTTCGTAGATAATGTCCAAGAGGGTAATGATAATTGCCGTGAATACTATGTATCTCACGATAAATTGAGAGAACTGGTAAGACTATGCACCTTAGCGGTAATGAATAAAGACCCTAACTTGATACCGCCCCAAGAGGGATTTTTCTTTGGCGGAACTGATATAGATGGGTGGTATTGGGGTAGTTTGATGGACACTATTGATCAGATTCAGCAGCTTATCAATAGACCCGATTTTGATAAATTATCCTTCTATTACACTTCATCCTGGTAATGCTAATGAAAGAGAGGAGAAGAGATGAGGGTTAGGATATATGAGATAGGTTACTCGGTGAGTCCAGGAGGGAAGGACACTTGGGCAGTAGAGATCGAGGATGACAACTTCTATGTCGAGGGTTTTGATAGTGCTGGACAGGCTTTAGAGAAGGTCCTAAGGCTCTACCCAAGACAGAGGCTTGAGGTGGAAGTAAAATCGTTAGAGTGGTTTATTGCGTGGCAGGAAACCGAGGAGGCGAATCTTCCGTGATAGACATACTTTTCGGGATACACCTAGGAGGATGGAAGGCGTGGCTACAATTTTGGAGCTGGGTAGTTATCTTAACTATTGCTCTCTTCCTATGGGTTAGAGTGACCAATAAGAGAAAGAAAGAGAGGAATTAGAAATGTATTCCAAGCGTGGGCATAAGTTCATTACAAAGGAAATAGAGAAGGCATTACCTAAGCTCTATTCGCAGGAGAACATTGACGATCCGGTTGTCGTTGCCAAATGGTTTAGTCCTTATAATGGATGGCGTTGGTTCGCAATCGAGTTTGACGGCGAAGATAGATTCTTCGGTCTAGTTCAGGGATTTGACACCGAGCTTGGCTACTTCTCCAGGTCGGAGTTAGAAAACGCAACCTTTGGCGAAGGTCGCTTCCAAGCTCCCGCCGTTGAGCGTGATCTTCATTGGACACCTAAGAAACTCAGCGAGGTTCGTGAGTCTATTGAGAGATACAACTTCGCCTAGAGGGGGATGTGATGAACTTCGAGTTGGTTAGAGAGAGGATCCCAGGGAAGGAGATCCCAGAGAAAACTATCAACGACATAAAGAGAGAGGAAGAGGAGTCTAATGCCTAAGAAAAATGTTCTGATAAGTTTCGTGACCGAGGCAGACACCGACCTAAAGGCGGTGTTTGCTCTCAATAAAGTTCTATACAAGTTGCCCGATAGCGATTTGGTAAAGTTTGATGTGTTCGATGTCATTGAGTGTGAAACAGTTCCACTAAATCTTATATCTAATCAAGATAAAAGAGGGGAGGGAGCTAATGTCTGAGCAGCCTAAGCAATATACGGAAGAGGAGAAACTCGATCTCATAGTCAAGGCTATGCAGCCAAGAGTGGGGGAGAGGGCGAAGATGAAAAGGAATCTGATCTATATGCAGACCGCACTAGGAGCGACACTCGTTCCGGTAGATGTAGAGGAGGAGGCCAATGAGATCACCTAACATTTATACCTGCCGGAAGTGCTACACCGACATAGAAGAGGACGATGTGGTGTGGGCAGATAGCAAGGGAGATGTAGAAGGAGATCACAGCTACGCATATTGCGTGGGGTGCTTACCAAGTCAGGAGGAGCAGGTATGAACGCTGGACAATGCGAAGGGTGTAAGCATAACGCCCTTTTGCTAGACGGAGTATTATGTTCTGATTGTATGAAGGAGGAGGTAGGAGTATGAAGCCGGTCAATTTCTATGAGGTTCAAGATCGCAGCAAGGGAGAGGTCGCTTGGGGAGGGGCGAGTGAGAGCGAGGCGGTGAAGTGGTTTAGGCGAGGACTAGATAACTCTATCTATGTCTCGGTATGGGATGAGACAGACATTGAAGAACCTAAGCTAATCACCGACAAGATCGAAGTGACTAAACTGCTACTACTTACGATTCTAAGTGAAAGAGATAGAATAAATGAGTGATATAGATAGAAGAACTGAAACTGCTTTACGACAAGCGGTTTTTTCTCGTAATTATAGGCGCATCCGTGACAGAGCTTTACGCCGATTAGGACAGGAACACCCCGACCAATACAGGTTATTTCTGGAGGAAGAGAGGGCGAGAGATGAAGCGGAAGGTAAGGCGTGGATTGATATTAGTGGTAGGACTAGGCGTTCTATCGGTGGTTCTGGCTCAACCAACGAACAAGGTGGAGTTTCTCGACATCCCCATCCCAGAGATGAAGAGGAAGATAGCGACCCAAGAGGAGAAGCGTGAGAACAGGAGGATCACAAGGTCCTACGCTAAAGCTGGTTGGGGATGGGATGGCAAGGAGTGGGTCTGCCTACGACTACTCTGGAAATACGAATCACGCTTCGATCATCTCGCACAGAACCAAACATCATCAGCTTTTGGAATACCTCAACTGATTGGAATGCGAGATAGAGAACCTCAAATCCAAGTTCTCAAGGGACTGCGCTACATCGAGCATCGTTTTGGCTCGCCTTGTAGAGCTTGGAGTTATTGGCTCAAGCACAAACATTACTGAGGAGGGGAAGGGTGCTAACAGGTGTATCGCTCTTTGCTGGTGTCGGCGGCTTTGATTTGGCTATGACCCGCAAGGGTATCAAGGTTGTAGCCACAGTTGAGATAGACAAGAAATGTAACGAGGTATTGGCTAAGAGATTTCCTGATGCCAAGCAATTCACAGATGTTCAAGAGATAACAGGAAAGGACTTGATAGATGCAGGATTCATACCAACAAATGGAATTATTACCGGAGGATTCCCCTGCCAAGATCTCAGCGTGGCTGGAAAAAGGGCTGGCTTGGCTGGCGCAAGAAGCGGGTTATTCTGGGAGATTAGAAGACTTGTGGAAGAAACGCAAACAGAGTGGTTCATCCTTGAAAATGTCCCTGGTTTATTATCCTCTAACTCAGGGAAGGACTTTGGAATCGTTCTTGGGGAGATGGCCGACCTCAGGTATAGTATCGGATGGAGAGTGCTTGATGCTCAGTACTTTGGAGTACCCCAGCGCAGGCGCAGAATCTTCATCGTTGGTAGCCGTACTGGAGGAGCAGAACGTATCTTCCAGGTATTATTTGAGCGCCAAGGCGTGCGAAGGGATACTACGCAGAGCCAACAGGAGGGGCAAGACTCTTCCACCAGCGCTACAGGAAGCGTTAGAAAAGCAAGCCTTAGTTCAGGAAAAGATATAGCTAATTGCATACCTGCTGAGTTATATCATAAATCAACTATTGTAAATCAGGACGTAAACAATGGACATCTTGTACTTCAACAAGATAATATCTTGATTGGCCCTCTTCAAGCCCGTGATTACAAAGGAGTAGGCAACCAGTATGTCGCAGAGAACAAACTTGTGGTGGAACAAAAGTAGAAGAGCGCAGAATGAAGACGATTACGAGACGTGGTTGGAGGGGGGGTAGTGCCGACCTTGAATGGATTTGATAACGGAGACATCCGTGCTACTACAGTTATCGTAGTGCGTATGCGTGAAGGCAAACCAGGGGGGGGCAAAGGGCCGTTGATAAGTGATAATAGGAGTCTAACTTTGGCAACAGACAACGATCAAACGATGTTCATATTCTATGGCAATAGAGTGAACGATATTAGGATGCAAGGAGATGTAATCAACACTCTTCAAGCAAGGATGGGAACTGGCGGAAACAATATGCCGATGGTTGCCTTTAGCCATACACAAGGACTAGATATTCAACCAAGTGAAGAGGCATCACCTACACTTCGAGCGAATGGAGGAGGAATGGCAGCGCAGTATGAGTCAGTAGTACGCAGGCTTACGCCGCTAGAGTGTGAAAGGTTACAAGGTTTTCCTGATGGATGGACTGAAGGACAGACTGATACCAATAGATACAAGCAACTAGGTAATGCAGTTGCAGTACCGGTTGTTGAGTGGTTGATAGATGGTATAGTAAGTATAAGTCAAACCGTCAAACCATAATCTATATGGAGGAATCCTACTATCTTACGCTTCTTGGAAGTGTTATCAAACTCTGTGGTCGTAGGCATCCAGCGCTCTTCCCAGCTAGGTTCAGGAACTCTTGATAAGTCAAATGCCCACACTCCCTCTGGTGTGGAGTTGATATACCAAGGCTCTAACTCGTGATACTTAGCTTCAAAAAAGAGTCTGTCATACTTGCTCTTCTCTATCAGTAGTTCATCGTAGTGAGTATGCCTACACTTTAGTTCAATGAAAGCTCCCATCTCATCAGAGATGCAGTCGAAAGAATCGTAAGTCCCTTCTGCTTTTCTAAGGTCGGGGAAGCGAGAGTCCCTCAGATAGTCAAAGAGTTCAGATTCTTTCATCACCAAGGACTCTCTCCACCCAAATTATTCTGTAGCTTACGTAAAGAAGCCTGACATTTACGATCAGCAGTGGATATAGCGCAACCTAGATACTCTGCCATAGCCTCAAGGGTAAGGTTTTCGTGGTGTCTCTTGATGAGGATGTTTTTATCTGCTACTTCTAACTTTAAGTAAGCATTCTTAATATCTATCAAGGTGGCAAGTAGGTTGCCGCCCTCTGCTGGAGCTGACTGCTTACGTGACTGACCATCATTGATGAGGTTCTGTGCCTGTTCTAGGACCGTGTTATCTATCACCGAAGCGATTATATGAGGCAGCAGTTGAACTAGGGTAGTAGCGTCATAGAAGGCTTCATCGCTTATGCGATAGCCTGATTTTGCTGCCTTCTCTTTACGAGCATAGCGCTCACAATGGCGTTTCATCCGCCAAGCGATACGCTTCTCGTTGATTATCCTCTGGAAATAATTAGTTTCATTTAATAATTCATCTAAATACCCTACTCTTGAGAGGTACCAGGCGTAGCATTCCTGCCTTACATCATCTTTATCCACGAAGTTACGAAACCTACGACAGATACTACTGACTACGCCAGGAGCTATATCAACGATAGCTGGATGAATGTCAGTCATTAGAAACTTCAGGCCACGTCTTATCTAGCACCATCATTGCAATAGCAGAGTAGTTAAGTAGATCTAGGAAACTATCTCGAAGTGACTCGTTGTTGGGAGAGAGGTCACTATCAACGAGATGATTGATTCTAGCCACCTTGTCGTGCATACGCACTCGTAATCCGTTGAGTGCTCCACCTGGACTGTGAGCGATGTTCTTTGGACCATAATCTTTATGTTTGCGGATGAGCAGATTGCCAGCCGTGTCAAGGATTCGCCAGACATTTGCAATGAACTCTGCATCTATTTTCGTATTGGGATCGGTTTGACTGTAATCGTACCATTCTTGTAATCTATGGAGACTATTACCATCCCCAATTCCTTCAGATATTCTGCCATCTGAGTCAATTCCTTCTTTGTAGTCACTCACTTAACTCCTCCTACTAGGTTGGCCGTTGCTTCTTTCCCATTGACCAGATAGAAGTCTGTTATGTCCATACCTGGTGGTAATTGTACGATTTGTGAGTTGATCAACTCACCTGCGACACGCCTAGAGAACTCAGCTCCAGGATTAGTGCCATCTTCCTTTATATCGTTGTCTCCGATTACATATACCATATCAAAACCACTGAATAACTTTGAATAATAAGGCTTCCAGGCGACGACTCCGGACACTCCAACCGCTGGGATACCACAGTTGGCTTCCATAACTATCGAATCAAATTCGCCCTCGCATATAACTATCTTGCTGACATTAGCCATAGTTGCAATGACATTAAATAGATGCGACTTATGGCCAATGGGCGAGCCATACTTAGGTTTGCCATCATCTAGCCTTCTAAATTTGAAACCAACGCAGATGTCCAAGGCAGTAAAATAGGGTATAGATATCCAACCCTCATAGCCTTGATGTCCCTCTATGGGATCTACGATAGAACCAAGGCGGTATCTAGCCGATGTCTCTTCAGATATTCCACGTTCTTCTAGGTATTGCAGGGCTTCTGGGCTTATTTCCTGTGCGTAGTGATGAGCTACCTGACCCAATAATTTCATTCGCTCTTGCAAGAGCATCTTTGAACCCCACATTCTCTAATTCCATAATTAAATTTATTGCATTACCACCCTTACCGCAGGTATGGCAAAAATATAGGTTGTTATAGGTATCAATGACTGCGCTCTTGCGAGCATCATCGTGCATACAGCAATGAACAGATACATTGCGACCCTCTCTTACTTCTCCTCCGAAGTGCCTGACTATATCCGCTATGGATACTGTGCTTGCATTGGAGTCGCCCTTTGACCCTTTTTTATGTACCATCCTAGACCAATCTTGTGTTGACAAGCACATTCTCCTTTGCAATATCCGTGTAGCTCTTCTGCCTTATCATAGTGGCCCTGTGAGTTAAACTGACCAGCCACCCTGCAGTCTAAACACATCATTCTTCTCTAGTCTCTTCCTGTTCTTCTACTTCTGTTGGTTCTTCTGGAAGCACTGGTTCTTCTATAACTTCTGGCGTGGTAAATATCTGGCTAGTTGTTATTTGTCCCTCTGGCACTGGCATTGCGTATTCCTTTCCTCATAGATGAAACTTCTGATAAAATTCTATTTAATTCACTGTCGTTAGGATCAACTTTATTTACAAGTAAATACCCTGTATGAAATAAACCTGATTCCATATGACGTTGCAGTAAAGAGATAACACCATTCTCATTAGTGCCAGTGATTCTCATTCCACAGTTACAAGTTACTCCATACTCTGGTGGTCTATCAATCATCATTTACTCCTATCTTCTACCCATTTCTCTAAGTTTTGTATTACCCAAGCATCTCCTATGCTACCTCTACGCCTTTTCACTATGACGAAGGCTGGAGGTTCAACCACTAACCCCCGCGCCTTCGCATAGTTGGCTGCCTCAGTCTGAGCTTCTGCCCAGAACTGCGGAAGATTCAATGACTTCTTATTCTTACATTCCAAGATATAGGTCTGACCTGCGATTATGGTTACGATATCACCCTCGTCTGCGGATCCCGCCTTAGCAAGTCTTTCAGCAAAATGCCCTAGTTTGCGTAGATATTTCACCACATCTGTCTCAAAGCGACTACCTTTTTGTTTATTGTAACTAGACATTGGAGTTAAGAACTGCTCTGCCGTAGGCATCAGAGTCGGATATCTGGCAGGTAGCAAAGTTTACGAATAAACCTAAAGCATCACTACCATCTGCTTGATGCTTTCCAAAACGATTCTTTACTACTGCGACCCTCAATATATTCTCTATCGGGCTATAGCCAAGAGTAAGTATCATCGCAGGTAATTGACTCACCTTGCCGTGAATGGCACGGCGAGCTGGCGCCTCTGTCGGAGGACCATACTCACTCTGCTCTGACACGTGATGTAGCACTAGCACACAGGCTCCAGTCTTCCTAGACATATCGTGTAGTTCAACCATAATCTGGCGTAGTCCTGCCCATTCATTATCGGATTCAGAAACAACATTCATCAAGTTATCTATGACGATCAACTCTGGAGCCAGTCCATAGAGCTCAATGTAAGCCTTGATTTCCATTTCTATATCATCAAGATTGGGACTGGAATCAAAGACCCACTGGATATGCGACATACTTTCTAAGTATTTATCATAGTGACTAGGATTCTTAATGATTATTTTCTCGATTGTCTGTTGAGTATGACTTGATGTATGTGCGGATGCTCGTATCATTACCGTAGCGGTATCAGTATCTGCCGAGAAGAATAAAGTAGGAACCTTGGCCTTGATGGTGTAGATCAGGGCAAACATAGACTTGCCGACATTGGGTGCGCCAGCAACCATACATACTTGGCCTCGCTTGAAAATTATTCCTTTCTTCTCAAAATCCTTCCACACTACAGGTAAGGGTTCCACCATAGTACGAGCAAAACCCCAGGCGCGGTCCATTCTGAGCACGAAGTTTCTCCTTCGATAAAGTTACTAACTGAATTGGGTCAGGAATAAATCTTAGGTTTTTCGCTCATTCCAAGGTTTCCCAGTTACTGTATCGATAGGCGATGCTAGTTGGTTAACTGGGATCTTTAGGCCAAACCACTTTGGGCCAGCTCCAGGATCCCACCAGGCTACGTATGGCTCGCCAGTTGCCTTGGCTTTGCCGTGCTTAATGATCATCTTGCCACGAGAACACTCTGGTGCGTTCGGACTGTTGTATATCCAAGTTTGACCCCACCTATCTACAATTCTTTCTTCTCCGCCAGTAGATACTGGTGCAACAACTGGTGTTGCATTGAACGCGTCAGCGATTGACGCAATGGTTGGTGTGCCACGCAGTGAAGAGTTAACTGAGTTAATCAGTGATGATAAATCTTGCACGCTTGCCAATAAAGTTTCTAGTTCAGCTTGATTGTCAGCGTAAATGTTCACTAATGGTCCATCTTTACCATAATTTACTTGTAACTTTGTTGTCGCATTTGCAGCCATTTTACTTTCCTCCATTATGTCTGATTGAAAGGCGCAGACTATCCTTGCCTCTTATGGTTGGTACGAATCCAAGAATCTCTTGGATTTTATCTTTATCTACTTGCTTAGGTCCAGCTATCTCACTCCATCTAACTTCAACCCCTGTACTCGTGACTCCGACAACACCGATCAGTGCTTCTCTAAGAGAATCCTTCTGGATTGTCAATTCTTTTATCTTGTTATCTACCTGTAAATATTCCAAGGCCTGAGTGCTTGACTCATTGCTTTCAATCAATGGTAAGTCAGTCCTTGTATGTTCTTTTTTTATACCAACGCATCCGATCTCACCGGATGAGTCGAAGTATTTACAGTAGAACCTACAGTAGCTCTCGTCCATTTCGGGTTCAGGAGCAACCTCACTTGTCTTGATGGCATCTAGCCAAGATAGGGCTTCGAGCGCAATGGAAGAATCGTACTTCTCTGAGTGGACCTTTACATCGCGCTCGTCACCATCTCGTGGGATGGCCACAAGATGAACATTGTGGACTTTCCCCAACCCACTTTGTTCAATTAGGTATCCGTAAGTATGTACCTGCCAGCGTTGCTGGTAACTTGGAAAATAGGAGAGGTTCTTCAACTTCACTGTTTTCCAATCGACTACATCTCCTGTCTCAGGGATGTAGGCATCTATATGTGCCTTCAATCCATTATGTTCTATGGTATGCTCCGATAAAACTCCCTTATGATTTGTCAAAGCCTTTTCAATAGCGTCGTGGATAGCGGTCCCCATAATCGCAGCAAACTTCAACTCTCCATCATTGGTCCTTTGTTGCCCGTTCAGTCTATACCAGATCTTACGGCGACAGCCGCCTAGTTCCGATGGGCCTATCTCTGTCTGCACTGACCTTCCACGACTATTTTCTTCATCGTGGAGGGCTTTCACCAAAAGTTCCTTTATATCCATCTATACTCTTCCCATCTATTAATTGTAATCCTAAAGAATACCAGATCGATTACGAATATCCTAGCCAATAATCGAGCAGGAGTATGGTATTCATCGTGCTCCCTGTAGTAATAAATACCAAAACCCCAGTTGCGAAAGCTCCCGCGAGCTAAATGTACGCTCCACCTATTATGATTCATAACATCCTTCCTTGAATGACACATTGAATCGGAGGACAGGTATTGATGTCAAGGATGCTGGCTATTTCAACGGCGCGTCTGGCGTGTATCTCTATATTATTTAAGGTGAAACTACCCACGCAATCATAAAGATAACCAAGAGCATAAGCACCACCACTACCAATTCCGTAGATACCCTTATCCGATTGGATGAACGAGAGGTCCGTTGCAATATGGAATAAGTTGCCATTAAACGATATAAGGTAGTCAAACCCTGATTCTTTGTCTTTTGTTGTTTCATAAGGTTCATATCCATTCTCTTTGAAAGCGTTCAGTATGGAAGGCATAACTCTCTTGCCCATCCAGGCTACCGGATCAGCTCCCTTGTAATTTGGTGGGTTCCAGTTGTAGGCAAGGATGTCAGCAGGCCTGGAATCACCTGCCATCCCCAGCAGGTACTTACCAATACCGATAATCTTTGGGGCGGTGCTGGTACTTATAGTCCTCAAGTTCTCTTCCGTAATTTGACTATCAGCAGCCAGTACCACTAAGTTTTCTACTTGAATACCTACCAGAGTTGTCATAAGAGGGAAAATATACCTTCCATCGGCGTGTCGTATCAGTAACGACACGCATTGTCATTAAAATATGAGCGAAGCGAATGAATATTGTGAGCCGCCATAGGCGGCAAGAGGCGACTGGGAAGGAGCCGTGAACTTAGGTGCTGTTCCGCCTACTTCGGTTGCTGAGATACAACATCAATTTACCGCCAATACAGGCAGCTAATCTTAGATCCCTAGGACCGATCCACGTCTGTCCTTGTGGTTGCACAATCTTCAATGTCTTTGTTCAGTTTGAGGATTATGATATCTCTTGGTGGACCCTGGATGGAAGTTGCGCTAATTGTGGAAATTTGGTAAGGGTTCCCTGTCCCGTAGATAAAGAAAGCCAAATTTAATACATCCCTTAAAAGGGCATAAAAAAAGAACCCCACCCCTTTCAAGGTGGGGATCTTCTGCTCGCAGCCAGCTCTACAGTTTATTCCTTACCTCTGCCGAACTCTGTGGCAGATGGGTCTAGCCATTTCAAGACGGGTCCAAGGAAGCCAGCGAGAGCGGCTGTCGATAGAACCTTCAAGTCGGTTACACCCGTTAGGTAT